GTGCAATGACTTTTCGTTATTGGTACGGCGGACACACGCGACGTGAAGCTCGACGTCGTCTGCAGATGGCTCGACGTATTTGTGGAAATTGAATACCGCATCGCGGATTACCGACGCAGCGCCGTTATTTGAGAGCAAATCCATCTGCGATAAAAGCAAAATTTTTTTTAGTGAGTTTCCTGTATTGAGATCATGTTTTGATTTAGAAAACCCAAGTGCGCGTGTGATTGTGTTCAATGAGGTGACATTATTTTTTGCGATTTCTGCGCATGTTGAGTCAATGTCGGTAAGTAACTTCCAATCAATAAAAGTCGAGGCAGAGAAAATCATCATCGCAAGGCAAAGTGCTTCGTCCCTTCGTAGTTGAGTGGCGTTACCTAAGAAATGATCTCGAAGATATGTATTTAAATAGTCGGCGTGAAGCTTGAAGGATGGATCACGTGTTCGCGCAAATTCATTAACTACTTGTGCCGCATAGTTTGCTAGGTGTCGTGGATTCATGGCGAGGAAGGCGCTGCGTTATCAGGAAAAGAGTGTCTTTTCGAACAAGGGGCATACTGACGCCAATGTGTCAGCGCTAACCATTCTTCCGCGTAAGCCACATCTTGCCACTCGGAAAACCACGGGCCGCCTCGTGTGAAGTGAACAGCAATCGGATCAGCGCAGTCGGCCGATGAATGCCATCCCTCAAGGTAGTTCCAGGTGGCCGGGAGTGCGCCGATAGCGTTGTCGGTTAGCCAATTCAGGCGGTGCAAGTACAAACCGGAGTTGGTGTTGACTGCATCTGGCGTAAGGGCATGCACTTGTTCATGTGCACAGTTGATTAGCATGAAGCTCGACCAATTCTTACGTGGGTATTGCGTTTGAATTTGGCCGTCCATCTTTGTGGTCTCTGTCGGGCGGTAATCATGCTGGACGCAGTACAGCGCTTTAGATGGGTCGCGGTAGTCGAGCAATCCGGCGATATCCTTTCGAAACAAGAAGTCGCAATCAACGAACACCGCCCAACCTCGGTATCCTGCAAGGTAAGGGGTCAGGAAGCGTGTGAAGCTAAACTCGGTCGACGAGAGCGTATCTGGTTCACGCCAATACAGTCCCCGACAGCGTAATTCGTCTTGTTTAATTGGAATAATGTCTAGCGGGATCGAACTGTGCATCTCGAGTGAGCGTTTGCAAACCTGGTACGCGATGTCCTCGCGACTATCCCAACCTATGAAGATACGCAGCGGTTTCATATGTGGCCTCGAAAGTTCGACGTCCAATGATCTGCAGCAAATTACATGCCAGCCAGTATTTGCCGGTACGCACTTCGGAGATCTAGGCCTTCGAAAAATCAATAGGTTACGAGTCGATACGACTCCGCGAGCCGTCTGACTTTCGACGGTTTTTCTTGGCTGCAGCCGCGGCGCTACAGCACGTTCCCTCGGATTTGTCGACGCCGCCATAGCGCTAACCAGGGGTTGCTTCGCCCCTTGAGGCTAGGAATAGACGGCGATTTGGTAGCAGAGTCTTGTGTCATGAACACACACAAGCTCATAAGTGAACTGCGCCATTTCATGGGCTCTGAGAACTACTACCGAGTAATGCCTCGGCTGAGTATCACAGACGGCATCCGATACCTCGCAGATAAAACAAACTCGTATTGGCTTGTCACAGCGATCTACTCTCATCTCGTCACTCAATCGATCCATTCAGAGTTCGTAGTCGCAAAACTGACTGTTTCGGGAGAAATCGCTGACTTGGTTCTCGACGACGGGAATGATCAGGTCATCAGCCGACAGCGTATCGACTACACGGACTTCCCATTTGACGAGATCAGTATCTACTGCTGCTACCAACAGCAAGATTGGATCCTATTACTGCCGAGCGAGTACTGATCGAGCGACCTGATTCTCGACAGCTTACCCTGCGATGCTTAGTCCCAAATTTGCTCGATGGCGCAAGGATGTTAGTCGAGCTTTGTCTACATCCGAAAGATATGGCAGTGACTCGATCGTAGTAGCGACTCTCTCGATGAGAGAGAGCATAAGGGGTTCAAGAGGTGACGCTCGGAAGGTAGCGAGTTGTCGCTCGATAAGTGTTAGGAGAAGGCTTGCATGGGTAGTGGAATCTGCCTTAGTCACCACTGATTCTGTCATTTCACTCGTAATCCCTTCGAATGAAGTACATACGAGCTGTAGTTCGATGGGCGATAGATGTAGTCGCCATAGCGACTCGATAAGAAAGGATTCGACCTCGCTAGCGTCAATTGAGTCGAACTCGACAGCATTAAGATCGTCGAGTCGCTCACAGCAATCGAGTTCGACGGTTGAGAGAAATAGTCGATATCGGGACTTCTCCCCGCGCTTGAGACACAGCAGCTCGACTGTGTCATCCGCGAGATATCCACAGCGCACCGCCAATACCAATGCCATCTCGATAACTCGCTCTTTATCCGATGTTCGGGAGATGAGTCTGCCATGAGTAGAGCCGTGAAACCGTCGAAAACGATCCAAAGTGGACCAAGTCCGAAGAAGCCCATCATTCATGATCTGCCACCTGAAAAAACGCTTCATATCTATACACGAGTCAGTACTGAGGGTCAGAAGGTCGAAGGAACTTCACTTGAGACGCAGTACGAGGAGGGCGTCAGACGAGCAGAGCAGCACGACTTGTTCTACAGGCATTGGGATGAAGGAGGTCGAAGTTCTAATCCTGAGGAAATCTCAGCTCGTCCAACCCTGAATTCAATCTACCTTGCGATCAAGGCAGGCGAGATCAAGCATCTGTTTGTATACGATCAATCACGCCTGTCGAGAAATGATTTAGTCGCAAGCGTCTTTCGGTACGAGTGTCGTAAGAATGGCGTGACCATTTACACGAAAGACGGAAAGTACGATCTCTCGAATCCTAGCGACAATCTTCTGACGCAGTTGATGAATGCTGTAGCAGAGTTTGATAACACGACGCGGTCAGACAAGGTTAGACGCGGGCGCTTGAAGAAAGCGAAGCTAGGCTATTGGTTTGGATCCACACCGCCATATGGATACAAGGTTGTCAACCAACGACTTGTGATCAACAGTGATGAGGCGCCTTGGCTAAAGCGAGCGTTCGAGGAGCGTGCGGCGGGAGTTAGAGTCACTGATATCGTGAAGCTGCTAGATGCAAATAATGTCAAACCACGCATCAGACGCAAATGGAGCCACGCGTCTGTTCGAGCGATCATTAGAAACACGCACTCGATGGGCTACTACACAGTCATCGATAGAATCAACGGCGGTGATTTTCGGATCAATTGCGAGCCGATCATAACCGCAGAATTGTGGAAGAAAGCGAACGACTCAATTGATCAAGAGTGGGTTCGTCGCATGTCGAGACCTAAGAATCGCACAGCAGTGCTTTTCAGATCACTGACTTACTGTGGACATTGTGGGTTACGATTCACCATCTATGACAGCGAAGCGACCACGACAACGCTGTACTACTGCCCACACAAACAGCGTGAATACGCAAGAATCGGGAAGGCGCTGTACAACAAGAAGCGATTTACAGGTTGTGGAATGGACAGAGGTATACGGGTCAATGTCTTCGAAAAGGCGGTGATCAAGTTGATGACCTCAGTCATGACTAAGGAGGACATATTCAAGGCAAGATTTGAGTTGGCTGTGATGAGCGAACGAACGCTAATCAAATCGCCACACCAACTTCGATACATAAATCAGCAAGTGACTGAGTTGACGGGACTTAGAAACTCGATAAGTGAGTTAGTGGAGCGATCAGAGAGGAAGTCATTGCAGGAGCTACACGAAAGAGAGGGCGTGGCATACATCGATCACAAGAACAGGATTCGTATAAAGGAATTAGAAGAAGAAATAGATCGACTGAAGTTGAGACTTTCTGAACGGGATCAGTACCTCAGCTTCAGCAAGTGGTTATCCGATACAAGATCGACACTTAGTAAGTTCGATGATTTGAATCATGAGGAACGAAAGAAGTTCGTGTATGAGGTAATTGATGGTATCGAAGTCCGATTCAGTAGAAAGACCAAGAGCCATACATTGAAAGTAGTGTTCAGAAATCCATTGATTGGAATCAAGAGAGTAGAGATCGCTCACATCAGCAAGAGAGCAAAAGAGATCTCAGATCAAGTTGCTAGAGAGATTTAACCATTCGTTTCATAGTTGCGGTATTCGAACGTTCTGCCGCCTCTGAGAAAACGCCGCCTGAGAAATTGTCTCCGCTGGCAATTGGCTGTCAAAAACACGATATTTACTTACACATTCTCTTACACACAGGTTAGTGACACGTGTAAGTCATTGATGGCCAACAGGGATCGCTAAGTCCAGTCTTCTCATAATCCCTTGGTCCTTGGTTCGAATCCAAGCGGGCCCAGTCTATTTTGCCGAGTACCGACCGGTACGCTCGGGTAACAGCGTTGTGAGGCG